GGATCATTATTATATCTTTCGTTTAATTCTTGTACTGCTAAAAAACTAATAGCCATACTATGCCTCTTTTATGGTTTTTATCTAGGTAATCCACCTATAAAGTCAGTTCCCGGATGTTTTAAGAAATCTATTCCAAGGAATCCCTTATGCTTACTTATAGGTTTATTATCAATTGTATAAACTATGTTAGAAGTTCTCTCACTAACGCCAGCATATCTAAGTGATGCTTTAGTGTCGTCCCAGAGACTTTCATCCATCATTTCAACGCCTCTTAACCATTCTATATAGGCTTCTTCGTTTTCTGGGGGTTGACCTACTTCAACATGTAGCTTATCATTCTTTATACTTGCTATTGGTCTAGGTGCTTTAATTTCATCATAATAATATGCTTCATCTATAAAGCTTTGAAGTCTTTCTAATTTACCAGTTGGTCTTTTTGTACCAAATCCAAATTGATCTTTTGCCATAATAACTCCTTAAGGATATTGTCCACCTACTAATCCTGCAGTTGTTAGTCCCATAAGACCAGACTTACCTAACATCTGTGGTTGAAAATATGGATTAGTATAAATGCCCATGAATTGTTCTGGTGTAAGGTCTTTGCTAATAGACTCAACGTCTCCAAATATTTCACTAGGTTTTCTTGGTTCCCCATATTTTTCTTCTGCCAATCTTTTTGCTCTAGATTCTTCAGATTCTATTCCCAAGAAATCTTCTTTTTCGGGTCTAAATACTTGTTGCCAAAACCCCATATCTTTCATTTGGTCTTCGAATTCTTCATCAAGCTGTAGTCTTTTTTTCATTTCTGCTGTAACTGGACCCTTAACTTTTCTCCAAGCTTCTCTGCCTCTTTTTTGCTCTGCAAATAATTCACCAGCTCTACCAGATTCAGTTTCCATAACAGCCATCTGACGATCTCTCATTATTTCATCTACAACATCTCTTTTACTTTGAAGATCAAGAGCTACATCTGCCTGATCCAGTTTCCTGGTTGCAAGCATCTGGTCTATATCCATCTTACGCATAGTAAGAAGAAGTGTAGGCATGTTATTGAGAAACTCGTTTATGTATTGTCCTGATTCATATGCCATAATTAAACCTATTTATTATGTACTAAGTATCCTTCAGCAAAATAATTATGTGTATCATCAACCTCAATATTATACACATCTAAACTCTTATCTACTGCATCAATACTTTTAACTTTATGTTCTACTCCATCCATATAAAGAATTTTATCACCTATTACTAATTTACCAGCTTTTTTCCATTCATCATTAGAATAGAATGGATGATTGGGAGTGGTTTTTAATATATTATTGATAACAATATATCCGTCTGGGTTTTTGTGTTTAAATGTTTTTGTAACTATAGATTCTTTTAATTCATTATTTTTTAAGTCAAATGTTTTTACTATATCGTCTTTATTAATCAATTCTATTGCCTTTGAACCATCAATAGTTATTACACGAGTATCTCCAGTAAAACATAATGTTTCATATATACCTGATGTGCTGCCAGTGTTATCAACAGTATACCATCCTTGCCCCTCACTCCAATACCAAGTATTTCCATTTTCATCTGGATATCCCGTACCAGGGACTGCTCCAGTCGAAGGTACACTTACTCCTATGTCAGTAAGAGAAACAGGTGGCATATTGGGTGCTGTTGTTTCGTCATCAGAATAACTAATACCTTCCGCATCTCTGGCAAATAGCCCTCCAGCAACATCTCTGAATTGAGATTCCATTCTTCTTTGAGCACTTTGTAAGTCGCCTGTATATCCAAGAAGACCAGCTTGAAGACCCTGACCATACTGCTGTCCTATTCCTTGCAGACCTTGTTGCATACCATAGCTTTGCCTTCCAAATCCACCACCGCCTATTGATGCAAGACCTTGTCCACCACCAAGTTGCATAGCAGCTTGCTGTCCCTGCATCTGTGCACCTTGCATACCTTGAGAGAAGCCAGCTCTAGCCATGCCGACATCTTCACCATATTCTTTTGTTATACCACCAAAGAATTTTCCAACTTTTGATGGGTCAACATCAATGCCTAAATTTTCTAAATAACTTTGGTAATCCTGGTTAGGATTAGCAGTATTTCCATAGGCACTAGCCAGCCAGGGGTTTACACCGTTTGCCATTTAATTAATTACCGCCCCACCATGCAGGTTGACCAACATTATCTTGGTTTTGTATAAGGTCTAAAAGATTTCCTTCTTGACCTTGATTTAAATATGCTTCCAGTGCCTTATCTGACTGACCCATCCATTGTTCGTAATTCAGTCCACCCATTTGATCTTGTACTGCTGTTGGTATTCCTAAAGATTGCCGTACTGTTTCATTTAGATATTGTTCTCCACCCATATGTTGCTGTGGAATATTACTTGTGGCTCTTCTGACTGCAGCTTCATAAGTATCTGAAGAAGGTACAGTTGGTCTATAGGGAGATGGCACATTAGACAAAGGATCGGCTACATTAGTTGCACCTACTGGATCAGTACCAAATTGTTGAATAACATCTTCACCATAAGTGCCTACAGGATTAACAACTCCAGGGTCTGGCATTGGACCTAATGTAGATGCCGCAGGAGTTCTTCCCCATGTACTTGGATCGGATTTAGAAAAAGCTGTTTCTCCAGCATCAAATCCTTCTGGTAGCGATTGAATAGCGGGTACAGCTGATATTGCATCGGGAACTATAAATGGAGCATCTGAACTAAATGATTTTGCATAATCTCCAATAGATTGAAATGGATTTAAACCCATTTCTTTTCCGGCTTCAAGCCCTTCTGGTAATCCTTTAACAAATGAACCAGCTTTACTCATTCCTGGTTTAATATATTTCTGCATTGTATAAGCAGAAAAAGCATCTTTAGCAGCATCTGTAAGCATACGCTCACGCATGCCAGCCTGATAGTCACCTATCTCTTTTGCAAATTCTCTTTGTTTGCCTTGATAAAATTGAGCATCTATATTTTTTTCTGCATCACGTTCTCTACCGCCAGCTATAGCCCTGCCTGCTGATCTGCCAGCGAGTCCACCTGCACCTATTAGCATAGCAGCTGGAATACCTGTAATAGGATTAGACATTGCGGCTATTGCAGCAGTAGTACCAAGAAGACCTAGCGTTCTTCCCCAGCCTCCCCATTTACCAGATTTAGTACGCCTTTCTGATTCTACATCTCCTGCGGATTCGAAAGCAAGTCTGTCCTTCCAGCCTTGCCCTGCCATTAATAAGTCGCCATACGCCATAATATTGTCCCTAATCTAATAAAAAATTATATTTTTTAGAATTGTCATTATATACATTTCATTTAGTAATGAAATAGCCTCCAAATATGGATGATCTTGTGTTATTGCTTGGAGGAGCACTGCTAACAGTGGATTTGAAATCAACTTGTGCGGTACCACTATTTTGATACCAATATACGCCAACTGTATCACCCTGGTCTAGCTGTTTAACAGCAGAACCACTTCTTGAGACAACAGCATCTGTATCTGCTGTAAATTCTTTATCATCAACTCTACTAACACAAAAATAATCCGCTGACTCTCTTCTTAGTCCACACATAGCATAAGACATGCCTGTATCAAATGCGTTAAAACCTAATTGATAGTAGAACATATAATAACCGCCAACAGGAGCAGTGAAGGTATGGCTTGCAAATGAAGATGTTGTATCAATATTCTCAGCACCGAACTCTAGTTGCACTGCACTTCCAGTTGCTAAATTACTTTGATCTGAATTTGCCGTTGCTTCAAAGATTGGTATTCTTCTAAGGTTTAAATAGCCATCGAGTATAATATCTTTTTTTACTTCTAAATTTTTATCAACATATTCATTTCCGTCTTTTGTCATGTCTGAATACCATAGAACATGACCTTCTCTTCTATATCGCCTTAATGGTTTATTTTTGGGTTGATATAATATCTCTTCACCTTCACGTAGCGATTGTAAAGACGGCTGGATATTTGAAACAGAAACCTTATCTTGTTTAATGTTGGTTAATCTTCTGCTTATTCTATCCATCTTTTTTCTTTAGGACTCTGTATTCAAAAGATATATCATTAATTTCAACTGTAGCACTAGTAGTGGTAGTGTCTAGCTGTAGCATAAATTTTGAAGATGCAGTAGAACGAGTTGCAGTAGACCACTTACCTCTTTGCCAAGTCGTTGTACTTGTTGCAGAGCTGCCACTAGTGAATGCGATCCAGCTATTACCACCATCTATGCTATATTTAAATTTTGATGAAATATCTGCACTGCTTTTATAAGTAATATAAACAGCATACAGTCTTTTCAATGCATTGGGAATACCGAAGTCTAATTCTTTAGTTTCGAATTCTACTTGTTGCTGTGCTAGTGCTACTCTTCTAAATTGGTAAAAGTCTACTTGGCTTCCAGCGTCAGTACCTACAAGCGTTTGAGCACTAGCAGAGATATTATTATCAACGGGATTAGTGATTCCATCTGGGGTAAAATCTGATAGAAATGTAAAATTATTCTTTTTAAGATCAATCATATATGCATCACCATCGCTAGAACAATTCTGTATTACATAGACTAATGCTTTGAGTTCATCGTAAAGAATAATACTATTTGACGATATATAAGTTTTCCATGTAAAGTCATCAATTTTATTTTCAGTTAAATCAACAATTTTTGAACCATCATATAAATAAAGTCCATTATAATTTACCCATACAACCCCATATTGAGTTTTATATACAGCAGCATGATGCTCAACGCCCATAAAGTTTTTAGTATCTTCCAAGAACCAGTTATGAGACTCTCCTGAAATATTTATTATATCCATACTATTTCTTTTAAAAGCAAGGAGACGATCTGCGTAAGATTCAATAGCCATATAATGGTCAGCATCACCTTTAGCTGCTTCAATAGTATTCATCTCAGGAAATGTATCATATCGGTGCGGCATAGAATACATTATTCTGTCTGGAAAATGTGTTAAGCTTGCCTTATTTGCATGACCTGCTATTTTATTTTCACCTGTACTTTTATCAGCCATTTTTATATTACAAACAAAAACTCTATTATTTGCAACGGCTGCGTCTTGCCATTTTTCTCCATCAGCACCGAGATCGTTAGAAAATGTATTAGATGGAAAGCCGTTTATAATCTCATAATTTAGAAGACTTAATGCGTCAACATTCATATATGTAGTAACGTTAGCACCTATGAAATGCTGATTGCTGCTGACTAATGTCCAAGAAGTATACTTTCCGTTTAAATCTGTTCTTGCTCCTTTTGCAAGGTCTATATCTAAGAGAAATGTCCATTCATCATCTGAACCAGACTCCCTAATATATATTCTGCCTCCAGTTACACGTTCATCATAATCTCCATTGGCTCCTATTTGTATACTTAACTGTTTTAGATCAGTATGTACTAATGTAGTATCTTGATCAGACGCTATGGTGGTATCGTTAATAGCATAATGACTTAATAATGATTCCTGATTGCCGTCATAAATAAAAGACTGTGCAAATTCATATGTAGCACCTTCTACTAAACCGTCAGTTGCTGATGAAAAACATTTTAAAGTAAAACCTGTACCTGCCGCTGGATACGTTAGCGTATCACCTGAAGCATTAAAATATTTTATTGCTGCTGCTGCTGTTGGTGGTGCTAATTTATTATCCTTAACAAAGTATCCGCTAATAGGCACTTTCTCAGAAGCACTGTCTACAAAATGTTCCCTAGAAATCCAGCCAAACCATTTAATTTTACTTTGAGTATTTAAATTAGTATCACAACATCGTATAGCTTCATCTATTTTATAATAAAGAACATTGCTATTTTCATTATCATCTGTATGATCTTGCAAAACAACTCTATCTTCCGTATAGGCAGATAGGCTATTAGAATAAATATCTACTTGATGTTCGTCTGGATTTGC